AACAACAAGCTGGCTTATTAGGTAATTTATTAGGCGGACAAACGCAAGCACTAGGATTACTTGGTGGTTACGGTGGTTTGGCCAGAGGATTAGAGCAACAAGGCAGAGACTTTGACTTCAGCGAGTTTATGAGACAACAACAATACCCAGCATATCAGTTAGGATTACTTGGGCAAGGTTTAGGTATGATGCCAAAACTTATGGGTAGCACTGGTACTGAATCTTTCAGAACAGCAAGCTTAGAAGAGCTTGGCAACTTTTTGCAAGGTGCTGGTAAATCAGGATTTTTTGGACCATAACATGGCAATATTAAATTTACCCACATTTACAGAACAAGCAGAAAAAACTCCAGAAGAAAAATTATTGGAAAGTTTACAACAGGTGCAAGTTCAAAGACCTACCGCAGAAGTTCCTAGGTTTACTAGATACGGCAACAGAATGGCGGAGCGTGGTGGCTTTGATGTATTACCGCAAGAACAATTATCTGGAATGACGCAACAGCAAATAGATCAATACGAAGCAGAAAGAAGAAAGGCTAGAGGTGCTGGTATATCTGAGACATTAATGAGAGTGGGACAAGCTTTTGCAGGTCGAGATGCAGATGCTGGTATTGTACGAAGACAGCAAGCGAGGCAAGCGCAAGCGCAACAGGCTAAGCAAGAAAAACTTATTGAAGATTACAAATTAAAAAATCCAGAAATGGCTGATCGTATTGATTTGCTTATGAGTGGCTTTGATGTGAGCAAGCTTGATAAAAGCGATAGTCAATTATTTAAAGGACAAGGCGTTGCTAACCAATTTTATAATATTCTTTTACAGGGACAACAAGATGCATCTGTAAGACAGTCTCCTATGTATAAAACTGCGTATGATTATTTATCTCAGCCTAAAACAGAAACATATATCAATGAAGTCGGACAACAAGTAACTAGAAAAATATCAGGGATGATTTCAAAAGAAGATTATTTACCTCCAACTGAAGTTGCTACGGTTGATGAAAAACCAATTATCAAAGAAGAACCCAAAGTAGAAGAAATTGTTAAGGTATCTCCAGAAAGAAGAAAAACCTTACAAACACAAATTGACACAGTAAATAATTCAGAAAGAAAAATATTAGCTTTCCAAAAAAAATTAGATGAAATACAACCTAACCCACTTACAACGGGAGAAGATAGAGCTGATATACAAAGTCAATATACATCATTATTGTTAGAGCTTAAAAATTTAGAAGAGCTTGGCGTTCTTGCTGGACCAGATTTAAATTTACTACAAAGCATGGTTGGTGATCCCACAGGATTCCAACAATTTTTTATATCAGGCGGTACTGCTGGCATAAAAAAACAATTAGATAACTTGCTAAGTTCTATTAGTGATAGAAAAACACCAATATATACCGAATTAGGAATGGAAGTGCCAAAAGGAACAATTACTCAAACAAAACAAACTGCTTATTTGAGAGGTAAAAAAATAGAAGTAAATGCAACAGGCGATGGTTGGGTTTATTCTGATACTGGTCAGGCGGTACAATAATAAGCATGGCATTAGAACTACCAAAAGGCGCAACAACAACTCCTCCACTACCAAGTGGTGCTTTGTCTTTTGATAATTTGGACAATAAAACAGGCGCACCAAAAAAAATAAGAGCGACTGTTTCTGCATATAAAAAACCACAAGATAAACTAAAATTAATACAAAAATATTATCCAGATGCTATACCTTTTGGTGCAGATAATTATGTTTTTACAAACCCAAAAACTAAACAACCAACTTTATTCAACCCAGGCGGTTTCGATTTGGGCGATGTTTTTGAATACGGAAGAATTGGTGCTGAACTAATAGGTGGTGGTTTAGGTGCGGCTGCTGGAGGTTTAACAACCTCACCAACTGTAGTAGGTGTTCCTGTTGGTGTTGCAGCAGGTGGCGCTGGCGGTTCTGTGGTAGCTGGTGAAATATATGATAATGCGTTGCGTTACTTTTTTGGTGAAGGAGCTGAAGATACTAGAACATTATCAGAGTATGCTGGTGATGTAGCCTTACAAGGAACAATAGAAGGACTTTCACCATTTCCAATGCAAAAAGGTCTTGATGTATTCAGACAGGGTGCAAATAAAGTATTTAATGACCCAGTTGCAAAATCTATTTATAAATCTGCTGAAAACTTAGGTATGAAAGATTTACCATTAGGTGTAACTACAGGTACTAAAGTTGCTAGAACAGAAAATGCACTAGCTACAACAGTAGGAGGGTCTAAAATTGTTCAGTCATACAATGATGCGCTAAATCAATTAGATACTGCTATTAAGGATTTAACATCTACTGGTTCAAACTTATCACAACAGGCTGCTGGAGATTTAATCTTAGATGCTGCACTAAAATTTGAAGAGGATTTTCTAACAAGATCAGACTTTTTATATAATACATTAAATAAAAAAATACCCAGAAGAAAAGTTTTTAACTTAAATAACACACAAAAAGTTTTAAAAGCAAATGAAAATAGATTTTCTAACAAAGGCTTGACTGAATTATTTGGTAAAAATTTAAGTGATAGATTGTCAATTTACTTTCAAGGAGAACCAAAACTTACATATAGAGATTTAAGTAATTTAAGATCTACAATAGGTAGACAGTTAAAAGGAAGTTTTGTTGTTGGTACATCTCCTGATTTAGATGATATGAAAAAATTATATGCAGCTTTATCTGACGATATGTTTCAAGCAGCAGAATCTCTTGGTGGCGATGTAGAAGTAACAGCAAGACTAGCAAATGATTATTACAAAAAAGGTAGTGATGTTATTAATAAACAAATCAGACCAATAACTACACAGGCTGGTAAAGATTATTTACCGTCAGAAAAAATTTATAATAAACTAGAAAGCAATCTAAAAACACAACCCTCACAAGCTAATGAGTTTTTAGGTAACGTGTTTAATAAAAGCCTAGCAAATGAAAATCAATTAAAATTACTTGGTGAAAAACAACTTTATGATATTACCAGGGAAGTTGATGGTGCGTTCACAGCAGGAAAAACAGTAACTAATATTGAAAAATTAAAAAAGGGAACAGGTGAATTACCTATCTCAATACAAGCGTTAGGAACAAAGGTTGATGACATAGAAAATTTATCAAGAAGCTTTAAACAAGCCTTAAAATCAGTTAATTTTTCTAATACAGCTTTTGGTAACGCACAAAGAGAATTTTTTACAGCATTAGGTTTTGGTACGGTTGGTGGATTAGCAGCTGGGGATTTTTCAACAGGACTTAGCGTTGCAGCTGGTGCATATTTAACACCAAAAATATTTGCAACTGCTATAACAAATCCAGCAACGAAGGCTTCTTTTAAAAACTGGGCAACAAAAAGTGGTGTGCCAATAGATGCAAAGGTAGCTGTTTTAACAAGTATTGGTCTTTCAGGACCACAAGCGCAACAGCTTATAGAGAACCAATATAAGCAAGAATCATTATTAACAGTACCCGAATAACCGCATGGCGCGCCAAACAGAAAGAGTTGGCCGATCTGGAGAATATTTAGTAGCCTCGGTGCTTTCTACCCTTTCTGACACCGTTACTGTTATGCCACATGGTTCTAAAGCCGACATCATCTTTGAGGTTGGCCAAACTCTTTACAAGTGCCAGGTCAAAACACAAAAGCAAATAGAGAAAGCTAGAAAGAGTTGGAGGTTTGATCTTAGGTGCGGATCTCATTCTAGGAATAGGTTTTATAATAAAGGTGATATAGATGTGTATGCCTTGGTTGCATTAAATTGTCAGAAGGTAATGTTTTTCTTTCCAGATGGGAGCAAGCAAATATCTGTTAGAGACAAAGATATCCAAGCGATTGACTCGCTAAAAAATGTAGAAGATCTATTTAAAGAGCTTCAATGTCAACAGACACCATAGGATCTTCGTAATGCTCAACAGAGTTCATACCTAAAGATATTAGATACTCAGCCACTTTATGTGGTTCTTTCTGCTCACTTTTACAAAAATCCTTAAACTTTCTAGCAAGATGTTTGTTTACATATATTGGTTTTCTTCCGTTTCTTTCTTTAAGAATTGGATCGTCAAACTCATATAAGTTCATAGTTACCTCATTAATCAAGAGAAACTTCTACAGAATATTTACCAATGTCATTACCCTTAGAATCTACACCATGTACCATTTGTAACTCAAGATCTATAAAGTGTTTAGCTTTTAGTAAGTCAGTCACTCTATCACTCTTCTCGCCTTTACTTCTGGTTATGTACTTAAGACAACTACCAAGGTTGTATGACAAATTGTTAGCGTATATATAATCTATAGGCTGTATTCTGGATTGCTTGTAATGCGTTCCAGCTACTTGGTTATTAGTAGCAAGCTTGTCTATTGCTTGATCCCAATCCTTTTCATCTCCTGTGTTCATATGTGCATATACAGTTTTATTCATAAAATTTCTCCACTTTTTTATTATTATACTACTTGTAAATTAGTAATATTGGTATATTATAAACAAAAATATTAATAAAAGGGAAATTTATGGAAATATTAGAAAAGAATTTTGACATATCAAACACCATAGAAGTTGACGAACTCGCAGACAGGTGGGGAGTTAGCAAGAAAACAATTGATAATAGAAGGTATAGAGGACAAGGTCCTAGCTATTTCAAGATTGGTGGCAAGATTAAATATGATCTTGATGATGTGAAAAGAATGGAACAAGACTCTTATATTTCTGTAAATGGCACACGCTAAGTTAAGTCCGTCATCTGCAAAGATATGGATGGCATGTCCAGGTATGCCACAATTACTTGCAAGTACAAACGTAGAATACAAGGTAGGTATACCCGCTGCTACTGGTACATTAATTCACGAAATGGTAGAGACACTACTTAAAGGTAGGTTGAATAACTTAACCATAGAAGAGTATTACTTAGGCACTACACATCATGTAGAAGACTTTGACATCACAGTAGATCAAGAGATGATTAATTGTGCTAATGATTATGTAGAGTACATAGATCAGAGAGTACAAGAGCTAGATATCAAAAGACCTTTGATTGAAGAAAGGGTAAACATGCCAGAGATACATACAGATCTATGGGGAACAGCAGATGCTATTCTTATTGGTAAAGACACCATAGAAATAATAGATTTAAAGACAGGTAAGTGGGCGGTTGAAGCAGACAACCCACAAATGCGTATCTATGCACTGGGTGCATTGACTAGATACGGTGATGATTGCACAGTTCAAATGACTATCGTACAACCAAGAGGTTGGCACAAAGATGGTCCTATTAGATCATATTCCATATCAGCTATTAACTTAGTTGATTGGGCTTATGAAACTTTAAAGCCAGCAGCTGATGCTTGCTATGAAGAAATACCCACATATAACTATAGTAAAGACGGATGCCGTTGGTGTAATGCTAAAGATGTATGTGATACATATAAACAAAACCAAAAGGGAGACTAAAATGGTAGAAGAAAATACAAATCCAACCTTCAGCTTTGAAGATGGTGGTACAGAGTATAGTTTTGATGATCTAAATGATGAGCAAAAGCTATCCTATAATAAATTAGCAGTCGTTGAAAAACAAAAGAATGATTTTGTTGCCAACGCTAATTTTGAAGTAGAGAAGTTAGACATACTAAGAGCTGAATATTCTAAGAGATTAAAAGACTCTATAGAAAGCGAACCTGTAATAGAGGTGGCTGAGTGAGTCTAGCTAATATAAGAAAGAAGGCAAAACTAAAACCACCAATCATGGTCATCTATGGGCCTGGTGGTATTGGTAAGACAACCTTTGGCGCGACTATGAATAAACCAATTATAGTACAAGCTGAAGATGGTATCGGTAAGATTGAATGTCCACATTTTCCTGTGGCTAAATCTTATAACGAGTTTGTTAGTAATCTAAAAGCATTAATAGATGATGAGTCTGAATTTAAAACTGTCGTTATAGATAGTTTAGATTGGTTAGAAACATTAATGCACGAACATGTCTGTGAAAAGAATGGGTGGCCAGATATATCTGCACCAGCCTACGGAAAAGGTTACAGCGCTTGTATAGAGGTATGGAAGGAGTACCTAACCTTATTAAACCAATTAAGAGATAAAAGTTTTACTATCTTACAAATTGCACACAATGAAGTTAGAAGGTATGAAGATCCATCTAGCGAACCGCATGACAGACATCAAATTAAGTTGCACAGAAAAGCAGCTGACTTGGTGATAGAACACAGCGACGCGGTATTCTTTGCTAATTACAAGATAGGTACTATCCAAGTAAAAGGCAAAGGCGGTGGCATGACTACCAAACTTAAGCAAGGTGATAGAACTATCTTCACTCAAGAAACACCAGGCTTTCAAGCTAAGAACAGGTTTGGTCTGGATAACGAGATGCCTTTTGATTGGAAAGAAATCAGAGAGCAGATGTTGAGATGAATGAGATATTGCTATTAGAGTACAACGAGTATG